GTTGTTCATGGCGGTGAGCGTATAACACCTGTTACTGGTCTCAGAGGCGGCGGCGCCGGCGGCGGAATCACAGTAAATATTACCGGCAATAATATCTCGAACGAAGTTGATATACGATTATTGGCAGATGAGGTTGGCAAGGAAATTATTAGAGTATTAGGTTTCGCACAAAATATATAGTATGAATTATGGTAATAACAATCACAGTAGCCGGAACAAATGTGACGCGACTGGTTGACTATTCGTCATTAGTTATTACTTCAATTTTGACAAAAAATCCGGACGAGTGTCAATTTGTAATAAAAAAGTTCGGAGATCGCACATTTACACCAACAGCATTTGATGAAGTAATCGTCACCGATACAGATACTGGCGATAAATTATTCGCCGGCCGTGTTCTTGAAGTCAAAGAAGTCTATGATAAATTAGACTGGGTTGCCTATGAAGTTAAATGCACAGATTATACGCGTGATATGGACCAGCGTCTAGTGATTGATGCTTATGAGAATCAAACAGTTAATCAAATAATTCAGGCTTTCAAAGACAATTATTTACCGAATGAGATTACTATAAATAATGTCGATGTATCAGATGAAATTCAATACATAGCTTTCAATTATGAGACGGTATCTGATGCCTTAAGGCAATTAGCTGAAATAACTGACTCAGATTGGTATATAGACTATGATAAAGATATTCATTTTTTCAAGCGTAATGATATATTGGCACCCTTTGATTTAGCTGATACGACTGGCAAATATATTTATGAATCATTGAAAATAAGACGCAATCTTTCACAGCTTAGAAATGTAATTATAGTCCGTGGAGGTGAATATTTAGCTGATACTACAACAGCTGCGTTTATAGGTGATGCGACGCGACAAAATTTTTATCTACCTTTTAAATTTTCAAATCTCACATTGACTGTTACTGGGGTAGAGAAAAGTGTTGGCGTAGATCCGGTAGATATTGGTCTAGGTTTTGATGCATTACATCATTTTGAAAACAGAGAAATCACATTTCGAGATGACAGGATCCCTAGAGATGGTAGTGAAGTGAGGATTGGCGGTAATCCCAATCTGCCAGTAATCACAAAGATGCGTAGCACTGAAAGTGTCGGCACATTTACGGCAAGAGAATATCTGGTCGTTGACAGAAGCATACAATCTAAAGAAGGCGCAAGGCAGCGTGCTTTGGCTGAGCTTATAACCTATAAGACGACTCTTAACGAGGGTGAATTTCAGACTTATCAATCTGGGCTTAGGGCCGGTCAAAAGATCAATATTCAATCAGATCTGCGGGGAATAGACGATGACTTTATCATTAATAAAGTTGAATCAAGAATTTTTGGTGTCGATGGCACCAATAAGACTATCCAGCTGGTTCATAAGGTAACATTGGTTACAACAAAGACTTTTGATCATATACATTTACTTCAAAGATTGTTAAACGAGAGAAATAGAGAAATTGTTATTACTGATCAGGAAGTCTTGGATGTCGTAGAAGCAGTTGATGAGACTTTAAATATTTCAGAGGTAATCACATCATCAATAGAGCATAATCCAATATCTGAACAGGCGAATTTATCAGAAGTATTTACATCAAATTATTTGGGTTATAGACCTGAATTCGTGTTTGGTAATCAGGTTCCGGCAAGCCCGCCTACGAGCTTATCCATTGGATTGGTTGTAAAAGATCCGGCCAGTCCAACTACTGAGGAGGCCGCCTATAAGACTTATCTTGAAGCTAGATCTTTCGTTGATAGTGTGACCTATGAAGATGTTGATACCGTAACCGAAGCAACTTTAGAAGGATATGATTTAGTCGTGATTGCTAAGAGTTGCGCTAATGCTGCTAATATAGCGAACTTTAACAATGCAGATGTAGGTATGTATGTCTTTGATGAGACTGCTGCTGCTGGATTGCTCGGGTTAGCAGAAAACTCAAATACGCCTACATTTAAGAGAGAAGCCAACATAACAGATCAACAGACTTATTTCACTGATGATATGATAGAGAGTAGCGATGAAGCGTTTACTGAAACACCACAAGATTATCTAAGTATATACGATCTGGCTTTGGGAGGATTTGATGCTGCATCTTTATTATGCGATCCCGTATGGAGTGTAGAATATTCACCAGAAAACGGTGAGAGGCCAGATGAAGTAGCAGCTGATACTTGGGATAGAGTAATCAATGCAGGTGATGGTTCACCAACTGATGTTGTCGAGCAGGATAATGATGCATTTAGTGATAAGAGGCTTAATGTTGACACTGATAGAGGCTCAACCGCTACATTAGTTTATCAACATAATTCATTGGGTGAGGACTGGTTCGATAATGTAAATAATGCTACCGGTTATACCATTGAGTTTAGAGTTAAAGTGATAGATAGTGGGAATTTTATTGCAGCGTTGGGGTTTTTCGATGGAACTTATGGTATGCGTTTAGAGTTGAATTCCACTGGCATTACTATAAACGCTTTCTATATTGCTGAAAGCACCACTGTAATTTCACAAGATATGACCGCAGACTATGTAACTGTCAGAATTACTGTGACTGGCACGACAATGAAGATCTATGTCAATGGAACATTGGAAGCAACATTAACTTTGGATTGGGCCAGTGCTTCTAAAATCATCAGATGGCCTGATGCTTGGAATGCAGCAACTAGAGGTGGTCAAGCATACTGGGATTATTTCAAATATTATACTAGCGGTAATTGTGGTGAAGTAACTGTATATCCATTCGCTTATTTCCCGATCGGCACCATTTTATTCAATGCTTATGGCAAAACAACAAAGCGTAGAGTATTTAATGGTATTGGTTATGAGGATGTGACGCAATTAACCACATCGGGCAATAAATTAATTGAGAGGGGACTATTATGGGCAGCTGGTGCCACTGATAAGAAAAGAGAATTTTCTATGGACGGGTCATTATTAGAAACAAAATATAGATTATGAAAATAACAAAGCTAAAAGAAAAACCAAGATTTTCTGAGACTTATAGAATAAGCCTTAGGAAACTTACAACCGATTATCATTTTAAGTTGAATCGAGAGATTGAGCGCTGTATTAAGTTGGGTAAACCAGCCATAGACCTTATAAATGAACTTAATACCATAACTACCCTAAAAAAGCTCATAGAAGTCCAAAATTTGCTACCTACGGTGGGTAGAGCAGCAATAGCTGATCATTTGACTAATGCTTCTCCTTCACCAGCCAGTTTGCGTATAAACGATGTGGCATTAGGAGATGATGGCACAACGCCGGCCAATGGAGATACTACATTGGGCAATGAAGTTTATCGTAATGAGCAAGCCTCTCAGACTAATACAGATAATGTAGCCTATGTCACTGGATTCTTCTCAGCTACTGAAACAACTGGCACCTATGCTGAGGTAGGTTTATTTATAAATGGTTCAGGCACTGGTAATCCAGATACTGGCACGCTTTTCTCTCATGCTTTGATTAGCATTACCAAAACGAGCACTGAAACCTTGACGATAGATTATACAATAACTTTAAGCTAATATGGGATTTCATACAGCAGGCGATAGGGCCACAGCATCAACAATGAATTATCTGAGCCATCTTGGCATAGCGATTGCTGGCAATGGTGAAGATAGTGATATAACTGTTAACGCTGATCCCTTTAGTTCTGGCCCGATTACAAATAATGCACTCACGCGTGATGCCTTTTTTGATACTTTGACTATCGATGCCACTTTTGAATTAGATACGGCCGGCTATAAATTATATTGTAAAACCGCTTTAGTTGTGAACGGCACCTTACAAAGAAATGGCAATGATGGAAGTAATGGAGTTAATGCCTCAGGACAAGGCCCCGGATCAGGTGGAGCTGGCGGTAATGGTGGCGCGGCTTTAGCTGCTGGCACATTAGGAGCAGCTGAGGATGGCAAGGCCGGTGGCGCCGGGGGCGATGGTTCTGCTGTGAATGGTGTCTCGGGATCTAATGGTTCAGCCGGCACAGCCGGAGATAATGAGACTGTCAGTGCTAATAATATAGCCGGCACAGCCGGTGGAGCTGGCGGAGCCGGTGGAGCTGGCGGAGCCAGTGGTGCAAGCTCAGGCGGCGCAGCAGGCGCGGCCGGAGCAGCTACCAGATCAACTACCAAAGCTATTACTGCTATGCATTGTTTCTTTGCCGTTGATGATTTTATAGCTGAAAATGGCGCTGTAACATCTGTTCTTTGGCGCTCAGCCGCTGGGTCAGGTTCAGGCGGCGGCGGCGGCGGAGGAGGAGATCAAGCAGGCGGCGGCGGCGGCGGCGCTGGCGGTAGTGGTAGCCCGGGTGGTTTAATGTTAGTAGTTGCCCCTGTTATTACTATTGGCGCCAGTGGTGTTATATCAGCCAATGGTGGCGCCGGAGGCGCCGGAGGTGATGGCTCTAATGCTTCAG